TGCAGAGTGCGACCGGTGTGGTCAGCGGTACAAGCTCAAGGTGTTGCGCAAGCAGGTTGTAAAGACCAAGACGTATAACCTGCTGGTGTGCCCGACATGTTGGGACCCGGATCACCCGCAGTTGCAGTTGGGTATGTATCCGGTGGATGACCCGCAGGGGTTGCGCGACCCGCGTAAGGACTTGAGCTACTACCAGTCAGGAGCCACAGGGTTGCAGTTGACGGTAACGCCAAGTACGGCAGAAGTGTCGGATGGGGTGCCAAGCGGAGGTAGTCGGGTATTTCAGTGGGGTTGGTATCCGGTGGGCGGTTCTAGGGCAAATGATGCGGGGCTGACCCCTAACAACTTGACCTCGACAGGCGTTGTAGGAAACGTGACAATCACGATCACATAGGAGTTAATATGGACAAGAAGGCAATGAAAATGGTAGCCGACAAGGCCGTCAAGGGGCATGAGAAGCGCATGCACAAGATGGCAAAAGGCGGCGTTACCAACGAGATGCTAAAGAGCATGGGCCGTAACATGGCACGAGTAGCAAACCAGCGCGGTAGCGCACGGGGGAAATAATGGCTATTAAACCTTCACCACACAAAGCGGAAGTCAAAACCCAGAGCGGTAAAGACTACCTGAACGAGATGAATATCTCTGCGGGCGTTAGCAAGGGCAACTTCAAGCCTGAGAAAACCACCGGCATCAAGATTCGTGGCACCGGCGCGGCTACCAAAGGCGTAATAGCACGAGGCCCAATGGGTTGAGGTGAACTGTGACGTATAACGAACTGTTTATTGCGGTCAAGAACTACCTGCAAAACGACTTCCCCACAAACACGTGGACGAACGTAGCAGGGACGGGCACCACTTCGTCTGACGGCACTGAACAGATTGACCTGTTTATTCAGCAGGCGGAAGAGCGCATCTATAACACGGTGCAGATTCCGGCGTTGCGCAAGAACGTCACAGGTGTGACTACAGGCGGTAACCAATACTTGTCATGCCCGACCGATTTTTTGTCAGTTTTTTCGATGGCGGTGATTGATAACACCGGCGTGTATGAGTACTTACTGAATAAGGATGTGAACTTTATTCGGCAAGCGTACCCTGATCCAACAGATACAGGCATACCTCGCTACTACGCACTATTTGGCCCGACTGTTATTTCGAGCACAATCACCGATGAGTTGAGTTTTATTCTTGGCCCTACGCCTGACATTTTGTACAACGTCGAGTTGCACTATTACTACTACCCTGAATCAATCACGGTGGCAGCAGACGGACGCACATGGCTTGGTGACAACTACTCACCGGTACTGCTCTACGGCACGTTGGTCGAGGGCTACACCTTCTTGAAAGGCGAAGTGGATTTGATCGCGCTGTATGAGAAGAAGTATCAGGATGCGTTGGCACAATTGAACCGTCTGGGTACGGGTCTTGAGCGTGGTGATGCTTACCGTGATGGGCAGGCTAAGATTAAGGTGAATCCGTAATGGCACTGCAACAAGGTCTGACAACGAGCTTTAAACAGCAGATGCTTCAGGGAGCGCAGAACCTTGCGTCGAACACCCTGAAGATAGCGTTGTACACGGCGAATGCCGACCTTGGCCCGAACACAACTGCATACACCACCAGCAACGAAGTAACAGGCACGGGCTACGTCGCAGGCGGAGAAACGCTAACAGGCGTGTCAATTAGTGCTTCGTCTGAAGGTGTTGTATACGTTAATTTTGATAGTCCGGCGTGGGCAAGCGCTAGTTTTACTGCACGCGGCGCATTGATCTACAACGTGACACAAAGTAACGCTTCGGTGGCTGTGCTGGATTTTGGTGCAGACAAAACTTGTAGTAATCAAACTTTTACCGTCACCATGCCAGCGAATACGGCGACGACGGCTTTAATTCGTTTTCCTTAAGGAGTAATCATGCCTATCGCAAAATCGCAAATGGGTGAGACTGTTCAAGCTGGCGTGGGCACACTCACGGCAAGCGACGGTCGCGTAAAACTAGGTGGTGTGTTCAAGGTCGAGTGCTTTGGCCCTGACGGTGAGAAGAAGTGGGAAGACACTTTCCACAACCTCGTTGTCAATGAAGGTCTGCAAGACTTGAACACCAAATATTTCAAAGCATCTGGTTACACCGCTGCTTGGTATCTTGGTCTGGTGACTGGCCCCGGTTCGGGCACTACCTACAACGCAGGTGATACTTTGGCGTCACATGCGGGCTGGACTGAGGACACTAACTACTCTGGTAGCCGCAAGTCTGTAACCTTTGGCAACGCAACACTAGCTGACCCATCGGTTATTGATAACTCGGCAAGCCCTGCGGTGTTTAACATTAACAACACGACAACTGTGGCGGGTGCTTTCTTGGCGACTGTAGCGTCAGGCACATCAGGCATCTTGTTCTCGGAAGGCGACTTCACTGGTGGCGATAAAGTGGTGGCAAACGGCGATACGCTGAACGTCACTTACACCTTCTCTGCTGACGCTGTTTAATTGAGGAGTAACTATGGCTACGATGTTTAAAAAAGGCGACACCGTCAAGCTGGTGGTAGCAGTACCGCAAGGTCCTGTGGAAGCGCTGCGCATGGACGAGGATGGTAATTTTTCGTATCTTGTTTCGTGGACTGATGCTAACGGTGTCGTGCAATCTCGTTGGTTTGATGAGGCGCAACTGACCGCTGCTTAATAAGGATAAAGGCGCATGTTTGGCATCACAGCTTTTTCGCAAGCGCCTTTCTCTTCGTTAGGTCAGAACGTATTTTCGGTTACGGTAGCTGAACAAGTTAACTGCTCTGTAGCTGAAATTTGCATCGGTACGTTTGTAGCATCGCAAGCAGAGACGATTCAGTTTTTAGACGCGCCAGATGACGAGCGCATCACATTTGCAGCAAACAATGAATCGGCTAGTTTTGATAGCACCGTGTCCGTACAAACGGTGTTTGACGGTCAGATTGATGAGGATGCGCAGTTTGATGCAGTAAATGCGGCGCTGCAAACCGGAGTTGCATCTATTGCGGAGCAAGGAAACTTTAGTAGTACTGAAGCGGGGCAAGTTGATTTTGTTGGCGCTATTGCTGAGTCGGCAACTTTTGATGATGCAGTATCCGGGGTACAGACCGCTAATGGGTTGATAACGGAAGAAGGGCATTTTAGTGCTGTGTTCCAAGGAACAATGCCGTTCTTTGACACAATTAGCGAAACAATAGATGCTTACGATTTAAATATCACATCCGGCGTACTTATTAGTATTTTTGAAGACCGGATTGAAATGAGTAGTACGGTGGATCGTTCAGTGACGGCGTTCCGCTCCGTAGATGAAGCAGTAAATGGCAGTACGACAGAATCAGTACAGACAGACTTTGTGTCAACACAAGCAGAGCAAGTTAGCGCAAGTGCAGCAGAGTCAGTGCAGACTGATTTTGTAGCGAGTATTGATGAAGATGCGCAGTTGAATGCAATTAATAGCGGAGCGCAGGACGCATTTGCGGCATACGCAGAAACGGCAAACTTTAGTGGTACAGAGTCGTCGCAGAATGCTGCGGCAGGTGCAATAAGTGAGTCAGTAACGGGTAATGACGTAATAGCAACACAAGTTGATTTTGCAGCCAATATTGATGAAGACGTACAGTTTGATAACACTCAATCGGTACAGGTTGACTTTGTAAGTACAGTGGCAGAAACAGCGCAGTTTATAGATGCGCCGTTTGCATCAGCAAACTTTGTAGCTACTGTTGCGGAGCAAGCGCGTTTGTATGATTCGCCGTTTGGACGTTATTTGTGGGAGCTAATTAACGACAACCAAACACCAAGCTGGCAGAATATGAATAGCAACACATCACCGAACTGGGCCGTTATAGATACTGACGAACCCGGCAACTGGCAAGAAATAGACACAGTGTGAGGTAAATCATGCCGTTAGTATTAGCGGACCGAGTTAAAGAAACCACCACTACTACTGGTACGGGCACCATTACACTTGATGGAGCGTCAACAGGGTTTCAATCGTTCTCTGTTATCGGCAACGGTAACACCACGTACTACACCATTGCAGGTCAAGGCACGTCTGAGTGGGAAGTCGGCATCGGTACTTATACCACCTCCGGCACCACGCTATCCAGAGATACGGTACTTGCTTCAAGCGCTGGTGCGCCAACCAAGACTACATTCTCTGCTGGCACCAAAGATGTTTTTGTAACCTATACCGCAGCTAGGTCAGTAAACGTCGATGGCACCTCTATCGATACATTCGGTATGGGCGCAACGCAGGGTGACATTTTGTACGCATCTGCAACGGATAATTTTGTTCGTTTAGCCAAAGATACAAACGCAACACGCTACCTTGCGAATACAGGCACAACCAACAATCCCGCATGGGCACAAGTTAATTTAGCAAATGGTGTAACGGGTACGTTATCCCTCTCTAATGGTGGCTCCGGGCAAACAACAGCACAAGCCGCGATGAATGCCTTTGCTGGCGCAGTTACATCAGGCCAGTACCTGCGCGGTAACGGTACTAACGTAGTGATGTCCACCATTCAAGCAGCGGATGTGCCGACACTGAACCAGAATACGACTGGCAGTGCGGCTACATTTACCAGTACTACGCAAAACTCTCAGTTTAACTCTGTTGGTGTAGGTACGGCTGCTTCAGGTACCGCTGGTGAAATACGTGCTACCAATAACGTCACGGCATACTATTCAGACGACCGGCTCAAGGATAAACTTGGTAAGATTGAAAACGCGCTGGATAAGCTGTGCTCATTAGAGGGTTTTTATTACGAACCTAATGAAACTGCGCAGGCGTTGGGGTATGAAGTAGTGCGGGAAGTTGGGGTATCCGCACAAAGTATGCAGCAAATACTACCCGAGATTGTGGCTCCGGCCCCGATAGACGCCCAGTATATGACCGTCCGTTACGAGCGTGCGCTACCGCTTATTGTAGAAGCAATAAAAGAACTCCGTGCTGAAGTTGAGGCGTTGAAGAAAGGAAACTAAAGATGCCAATCCCCGGCCCCGGCACTGCCATATCAATGAACACAATTGCCACCGAATTTGGTGGTACGGTACCCCATTCGCTCAATGAATACTATCGTGGTGGTGGGCGGGTGCCTAACACGCCAACTAATGCGGCAATCCCTACGTCGGGTACGATCTCGATGGGTAATTTTTACGGTTCTTCAAGTCGAGTTCCAGTAAGTTTGACGATTGCGTCAAATACAAATAATTACGACGTATACACAAATCGTGGGCCGGGGTATATAGCGGGGGTAACCGATCTTGTGTTAACAATTAACCCCGGTGTAACAGTTGGCAGTACGACAGTACCTGCTTATGCTTTATTAGTACCATCGTCGTTTAACCCCGGTGACACTGTAAGAATTGTAAATAACGGATTGATTCAAGGAATGGGTGGAACAGGCGGTGCTGGCGGCACTGCGCCCGGACCTGCGGGTGTGCCTCTTAATACGGCTGGTAACCCCGGAAGTGCTGGCAGTGGTGCTGGCAGCGCGGTTTACGTAAATCGCCCAACCATCATTACCAATAACGGAACTATTGCTGGCGGTGGGGGTGGCGGTGGTGGCGGTGGGGGCCTTCGTTCATATTCTAAAGCTTGGTGGGGTGGTTATGGCGGTGGCGGTGGCGGCGGCGGCGCTGGCACAAGTGGTGGCGGTGGTGGTGGCGGAGGTGCTGCTGGTCCGGGGCCGGGCTTAAACAGTGGTCCGGGCTTTAGTGGTAATGCGGGAACTTCACCGGCTGGTGGGTCTGGAGGCCCTTCACGAGTAAACCCCGGATGGACGCCACTTGCTAGTGGCGCGGGTGGAGCTGGTGGGGGTCGTGGGGCTGCTGGATCGGCTGGAGCCGCAGGGTTTACCGGCCCGTTTCCAAATGGAAATGGATATAGTGGCACTGGAGGCTCGGGCGGCGCGGCAGGTAACTATATTGTTGGCAATCCATTTGTAACTTGGCCTGTCACAGGTACACGACAAGGCGGCGTAGCTTAATAGGAGCAGTAATGAATACTATTTACATGAAGATACATGCGTTTGACGAGCCATCATATTCATTGATTGTGTCGTTTGCATCGGACACAACGAAGTCCCAAAACCCCGATGATTATCCAGCATATGCGTATCAGCCTATGAATATGTGGCCTGACATATCGGATTCCGTTGAAATTAAAAGACGTATTGCTATGGCGGGGGTCTATCATGCGGAACAGCAAGAGCGTGAGGAAAAGTTTATTGCAGATCCCACGAAGGTTGCAGAGTATCGCGCAATGGTAGGACAAGAAAATTCATATCCGGTTGATCAATTAATCCCGCCTCCTGCCGATGCGGTTGTGGAGGTGTGATATGCAGACCAGTGTGCACAATGCGTTTGGGTTTGTTGTCGCAATAACTAAATTTGCCAAAGATGAAATAGTTACTATGGACCCAGTAGTAGATAACTTAATTAGTGTTGACGCTACTTTTCGGTTTATTTGGTACAACATATCAGGCAGTAGTGTGCTTGTTAATCAGCAGACAGGAGAGCGTTTGGTTCGCGAACAAGGTTCTTGTACGTTAACTGATCCAGAACCACACGGCAGTTGGCGATTAGAAATACCTGAAGATTTAGAAGTGTTATGCGTCAGCCCTTTTATGAACTCAGACAAGTTACCGCTGTCTGCTCATTTTGCCAAATTTTACCTGAGTGCAAATGAACAAACAGTGGTGCCACAAGGGGCGCAGCTATTTCTTGGTCGTGGTGATTTACTTATTGAAGACAAAGTGCTATCCGGCCCGAGACAAATTCGATTCAGCTCTTCTGAAAAAACAGTTGTTGCGCAAACGGATTGCTACGGCCTTATGGTGACATGAGTTACGCGGCACGTTTACAGCTTACTTGTACTGCACCTATAGACTTTTTCGCAGATACTGAACATCTTGGGAGTCACGGTAGAGTGCGGGCAGACGGGCTTTCCGTTGTTTCTCGTAAACGTTTAACAAAACAAGAAACTGCAAATATTTTAAGAATGCTACCGGCGGGGCTAAGAAAACACTGCTTGGGGGTAAGTAAAAATAACATTTATTCGCTTGGCCCCCATGTACATACAGAAGAACACTGCACAATTAATTTTTATTACAAAACCAATGGCGAAACGACCATATTTTATGATGGTAACTATGTACCGGATGACGCGACAGCATTAGATCGCGGGCATAATTACTATATGGTAAAACCAGAATTTTTGTCCCCGGTGTTGAGTTATACCGCAAATGACGGAGATGTATGGCTTTTAAATACACGCAAAGCCCATGCGGTAGTAGGGAACGATAGCTTGCCAAGGCATGTGCTGCAAGTGTATATGAAGATGCCGTATGAGAAAGTATTAGATTGCTTTTTAGCCGGTGCTAAATGAAAACAATAATACTAATGCCAAAAATTGTGCCTATTGAGTTTTGTCATTTTTTTACGCATGTATTACTTCGGCAGGCTGATTTAAACCCAAAAGGTGATCCGCAAATACCCGGTGCCAAAACAATTTTGGACCATGAATATATGTTTGAAACATTACATGAACGCCTATGGCCCACAGTGGAACAAGTTGTTGGCGACGAATTAATACCAACTTACGCGTATGCAAGGTTGTATAGCAATGGTGATGTTCTTGAGAAGCACACAGACAGACCAGCTTGTGAGGTCAGCATTACTATACAGCTTGGCAGGTCCCATCATTACGCATGGCCTATCTATATGGGTGGGAAACGTATTGATCTTGGCGAAGGTGATGGAGTTATTTACCCCGGCTGTGATGTAGAGCATTGGCGAAATAGGTGTGATGGTCCAGATGATTACTATTCTGGGCAAGTATTTCTACATTTTGTTCGCAAGAATGGTCAACATACTTCTGAAGCAGGTGACAGCTCGATGCGCGACAACTATTCCTACGGAAAAAACAGAAGTGCAGCTATGGAATGCAAATGAAAGAATTATTCTTTCAAAATGGTAAGCGCATTTGCGTCTATGACAATTTGTTTGATGCGCACTATCGCGATGTAGTTTATCAGTTTGCTCAAAACTCAAATTTTGTAATTGGTTGGGCGGATGGCAATATTGTTGAAAAACAAACAAATAGATTTTTGCATTCTGTGTATTCGCCAGAAGATATAGATAGGTTAGGTATTTTAAAAAACCTTGCCAATTCGCCAGCAGCCAAAGAACTTGACGGGTATGTGCTTAACAAAACAATTTTAAATTTATCCACGGCAGCAGATACAAACTATGTTCATTCGCATCCAGAAGATAAAATTTTGTTGTATTACGTCAATCTTGAATGGTTTGATGGCTGGCATGGAGAGACATTATTTTTTAGCGAGGACCACAAGGATATTGTGTTTGCATCGCCGTATACGCCCGGACGCCTGCTAGTTTTTGATGCGAAGATGCCACATACTATTCGCCCTCAGTCACATGCGGCGGCACAGTATCGGTTTACGTTGGCTATGGTATTTAATAAATGTTAGTTGTTTTAGACAACGTATTGGATGAGCCACATCGACAAGCAGTGGTTGATTATTTTGCATGTGGGGACGAAGAAAGAAAAATGCGTTGGGAGTCGGGTAGTGTTGAAAAACTTGATGGGGATAACTCGCCGATGGCGCTGCTGTTAAAACGAGCGGCAAAGTTTTTTGATTTGTCCCGCATGGTAGGTAGTGAATACTGGGCGCACTACGGAACAAGACCTGACTGGCATGTAGATAAGGACGAAAAGCTTTACGAAACATCGGGAAATACCGCACATCCACTGTGTAGCATCGTGTATTACGCTGATGTCGATGTAGTAGGCGGAGATTTTATGACGGAGACGGCAAGAGTGAAACCAATAACCAACAGAATGCTTGTATTTGCTCCCGGCTTGTTACATGGAGTGGAGCCGTTTACCGGAACTCGCTTATCGGTGGCCGTTAATCCTTGGGCAAACAAACCGTTGGGGTACACATGATATATCCAATACCCCCGCGCAGTATTCCCGGTAAAGACCACCTCGCATACTGGGAGGGATTTTTATCTAATGAAGATATTAATTTGTTATTGGCGCAGCCAGAGTGGTTAAATTTACAGCCGGGGTGTATTGGCGGCGGCGGGGAACAAAACACGGTAAATCCATCTGTGCGGTCTAGCGAAGTGGCATGGATTGGCATGAAGCACGAACTTCTTCCGATATGGGAAAAACTGGCAAATGCGGTTGCTGAAGTAAACAGCAGATATTTTCATTTTGATTTGACCGGATTTCATGAGCCAATGCAGTTAGGGTTATATACGGAAGAGCAGCAGGGCCACTATAGCTGGCACATAGACGCGTCGCCAAGTGATCGTCATGTTCCCCGCAAGCTATCTTTTGCCATGCTCCTGTCAGACCCCTCAGAGTTTGAAGGCGGAGAATTTCAGGTTAAAACATGTAACGACGAAGTACAAACGCTTGAGTGTATAAAAGGACGGGCTTGGTTCTTTCCGTCGTATACATTACACCGAGTAGCGCCAGTAACAAAAGGCATCCGTCGTTCATTAGTACTGTGGGTTGGTGGCCCTGCATTTCGTTGATGGAGGAATAAATTGACCCGCTAACCCTACTGGCTGCTGCAAACGCCGCTGTCGCGGCAGTCAAAAAAGGCTGTCAGTTATACAAAGAGATCAAAGGCGCGGCGGGGGATGTTAGTGACGTACTGAAAGATTTAAAGGAGCAGTACAACAAGATTGTTGACCCAACACCTGTACAAAAGCAGCAGTATCACGCGGAAGTGCAGCGGGTGCAGGAAGTGGCAAAGGCTGATCCGAACGACGTATTCACCGACATCGGCAATCAGTTGGGCGCTTTAATGGATGCGTATGATGCAATCAGCAAGGTGTTCTTGAAAGAGCAGTTGGAAGCAAAGCAGGTATACAAGGGTGAAGAAAGTATTGGCAGGCGGGCATTAAAGCGCATTCTGATTACCGCGAGGCTCGATGCGATGCTGGTAGAAATACGCGAGACGATGGTGTACAAAGCCCCGCCGGAGTTGGGTGCGCTGTGGGGTAAGTTTGAAGAGATGTGGCAGCGGATCGTTGCCGAGCAGGAGGTAGCCCACGCAGAGGAACTTAGACTTGCACAGATAGCAACATGGCGACGCAGAAAAAGAATAGCGGAAATCAAGTCAAAGGTGGCATGGGTCTCGGCAGTGGTGTTCGTAGTTATATGGGCGGTGG